TATGATGGAATTAAAGGAAACAATAGAAATGATGCAATCAGAGGATTATAAAGAACGTTTTAAGGCTGAATATCATCAGTTAGGCATAAGAGTAACAAAGTTACGTGATTTTGTTGATAAGTACGAAAAAGGAGAACTTAACTTTAAGCCCGATTGTTCCATTACTCTTTTAAAGGGTCAAATTGTTCCTATGTGTATATATTTAGATGTTTTAAAAGAGCGTGCAAAAATAGAAGGCATACAATTAAAATAATAAGTGAGGTGTGCAATGGACAGATTAAGGAAATATTATCGTAAACAAGGTTATAACTTCGCATCAGAGCATTATTATAGTTATATTGATCGGTGGTGCAAATGGTATGAGGGCAAAGTAACAGATTTTCACGATTACACAGTTTACAACGGACAGGACAAAGTAAAAATTGAAATGAAAAAACTTTGCATGGCAAAAAAGATTTGTGAGGACAAAGCGGGCTTTATAATTAATGATCGTATGGAATTTAATGTTGATAAAAGTGTTGAGGATTTAATCAAAAAAACTTTAGAAAAAAATGATTTTATGGTTGAAGGAAGTCAATTGTTAGAAAAATCTTATGCCTTTGGAACGGGCGCATTAGTAGAGTTTACAGATTCAAGCGGAAACGTGATAATTGATTATATAGGGGCTTATAATGTTATTCCTCTTTGTTCAGGCAATGAAAATAAGATTAATAAAATTGCTTTTGTCAGCAAAATAGACGATAAAAGCTACTATATAAGCGAGCATACCCTAATTAGTGATATGACAAAAAAAGAGTTTGGACAATGGGTAATTGAAAATTATAAGGCATCTATTACGGACGAGTGTGAGATGGAAATGTTAGAAATTACACCAGAAGAACAGGCGAGCGGAGTTTATACGCCTTATTATTCGCCAGTGCCTTTGTTTCAACTAATAAAGCCTAACATAACTAATAACATTGAAATTAATAGTAAGTTAGGTATATCCTGCTATGCGAACGCAATAGACCAGTTAGAGGCGGTTGATATATGTTACGACTCATATGTTGAAGAAATTCAAAATGGTAAAAGCAGGATTTTTATTAATGAAGAAATGGCAACTATTAAATATAGTTCCGATGGAGAGCCACAACAGTATTTTGACAAAAAAGATACAACTTTTTATTCTTTGAAAATGGGTAAAGATGCAAAAGACAAAATTATCCATGATACACCAGAGTTGCGGACTAATGACTTATCACAAGCATTAAATGATATGCTTAGCACACTATCATTTAAGGTTAATTTGGGAAATGGGTATTATAACTTTAAAGATGGAAAAGTCGAAAAGACAGCGACAGAAGTTATATCAGAGGATAGCGATTTATATAGGCAGATTAAAAAGGACGAATTAATAATTGATAATGCTTTAGTTAGCATGATTAAAGCTATTTTATTCTTGAGTCAAAAAGATTTTAACAGCGAAGTTTCTATTAAATTTGATGATTCAATCGTGCAAGATGATACACAGATTAAAAAAGATGCTTTGCTAGAACTTAATTCAGGCGTTATCGACAGGGTTGAGTATTTTATTAGAGTTTATAAAATGAGTGAAGAAGATGCACAAGAACTTAGTAAGAAGATAGACTCAAGAAAGCCTAAGGAGGACGAGAGCGAGTTGATCGATAATGAGTAATATCCTTGATATTGATAGCCTAGTTGAGCCTTTGAGCCTCTTATATCATGCTTTAGATACACAGCTTTTCCTTAATATCGTTAAAGAATTAAATCTTGATATTGAGGATGGAGGAAGTGACAAATGGCTAGATACTAAGACCTTGGCAGCTAGGCAAATTAGTATGAAAAATGCAAAAATAATTAATCAATTTAATAAATTAATTGTTCCTGCAATGAATAAAGTAATTGCTAATATGAATAGCACAGGAGAGGACACAAGAAGCATAACAGCAGTTTTAAACAATTTTAAAAAAGATACAACAAAATTAATAAATTATACTAATACAAGCTGTTTGCAAGCCTCAAATAAAAAGTATTTAGAAATTGTTAATACCGCTTATTTAGATGTACAAACAGGCTTGAGGACGTTTGAGCAATCTGTTACAAGGGCAACAAAGCAGTTAGCCGATGAAGGCATACAAATACAGACCTATGAAAATGATACTGTTATTAATGTTAGAAGTGGAGTTGCTAGAAATATTAGGACACAGACCGCCAGAGCATCAAGAGATATTCAAGATGCCTACGCCAAAGATTTTGATTTATCACTTTTTGAAATTTCAAGCCATGCAGGGGCTAGACCTCTTTGCTATCCCTTTCAAGGGCGAATATATGACGGAAATAACAAGTCAGGTACTGTAAAAGATGTAAACGGGAAAGAGTATGAGTATAAAGCCTTTTCAACAACAAGTTTTGGAGAAAAAGCGGGGATTTTTGGAATTAATTGTACTCATATGAAATATTATATTGATGAAGGGCTATTTACTAAGGCTTTTGATGTGTACAAGAAAAAGGAAAATGATATAATATACACATACGACCAGAAAGTTAAGTATTTTGAAAATGAAATTCAGAAAGAAAAGAGAAGGCTAGAAGGTTTTCAAGTTACCAGAAATAAAAATCAAGAAATTATTAGCAAACTAAGGTTAAAAGAAAAAAGAAAGAAATTAAAAGATTTTAAAGAGGAAAACCTTGATACAATCCAGAAATTAAGTAAACAAGCAATTAAATAAGGGGGATTAGTATGGACGATTTAAGAAATCCTGATTTAAAAGGAATTGCAATCACTAGCACAAAAGATGAATTACTAGCATACATACCGACAGATACAGAAAAAGAAACAATCCAAAAAGAAGGCGTTTTAATCCGTTACAACTATGGGGAAGAGTACAAGTTTGAGGAAAGAAACGGTAAAATATATATAGTAAATTAGGGGGATTTTATGCAAAAGTATTTAGGAGTTAAATTAATTGAGGCAGAACCAAAAAATAAGTATGAATTTTATATGAATGTGAAGGGTGTAGACTGCAAAGAAGAAAATGAAGATGGTTATTTAGTTAAGTATGAAGATAATTATATTTCATGGAGCCCTAAAGATGTTTTTGAAAAAGCTTATTATCCTATAGCTTCAAATAATAATACTATTAGTCAAAAAGATGTTGATTTATTTATAAAAGATGTAAAATCAATCAAACAGGGTGAAAAGACCACAGTAACAACAGTTACATTGATTAATGGATTCGAAATAATTGAATCAAGTTCTTGTGTAGATGCTAAGAATTTTAACATGGCTATAGGAGAAAAAATTTGTGTTGAAAGAGTGAAAAATTTAATATGGGAAATGCTAGGTTTTGTTTTATGTAGTGGAGTACATGGATTAAACCAATAAATTGCCGACGGGCGTTAAATGGAGGGATTAAAAATGTCAGAAGATATTAACAATACGCAAACAGGTGCGGAGAATCAAGAAGGACAAGAAACACAAGACACACAAGACGTGAATAACACGGTGAAAGAAGGGCAACAAACAGAAACACAAGACAATAAGACTTTTAGTCAAGAAGATGTTGACAAGCTTATTGGTGAAAGATTGAAACGTGAACGCTCAAAAATGCCTGCTAAAGAGGACTTAGAGGCGTTTAAAGAGTGGAAGAAGTCGCAACAAACAGAGCAAGAAAGACTTGCAGAAGAAAGAAAGCAATTCGAGGCATTGCAAGGAGAATTAACACAGCTTAAGAATGAAAAAGCAGTGTTAAAAAGTGGAGTTTCTTCAGATTATGCAGATTTTGTATCGTTTAAAGTTGGGCAAATGGAGGGCGATTTTGAGGATAATTTAGATAGTTTTTTAAAGGATAATCCTCAATATTCCAAAAGTGCCAACAATACTACACCGACTACGCCAGCAGGTGGGCAAAAGATTAAAAATGAAGTTGGGAAAATAAACGATGATGATCTAAGTGATGAAGAATACTTCAAGAAACATTTTAAAAAATAAATTTTCGAGGAGTGATTTTTAAATGTCTAATACATTTTTAACAATGAAAAATATTGCAAGAGCAGCACTTCCAGTTTTACAAGAACAATTGGTGTTCCCTTCATTGGTTTACACTGATTATAGCAATGATTATGTAACTAAAGGTGACACAATCCAAGTTAAAAGACCTGCAGTTTTCGTCGCTGATGAATTTGGATCATCTATTAACTTGCAGGACATTAACCCTCATCCGATCAATGTTACAATGGACACAATAGCGGACGTTTCCGTTGAAGTAACAGCAAAACAACTAGCTTTAGAAATTGAAGACTTTAAAAAAGAAGTTCTTGAACCTGCTATGGTTGCAATTGCTGAAAAAATCAATTCCGATGGTTTGTTAATGTACAAATATGTTAACAGCTATGAAGGTACAAGCGGAACCACACCAGACGATGTTGAAGACATTGCAAATGCTAGAAAACGTTTGAACAAAAATAAAGTGCCTATGATGGATAGAAAAGCAGTTTGGGATCCAGATGCAGATGCAAAATTAAGTATTGTTGATAGTATTATCAATGCTGAAAAATCAGGCAGCACACTAGCATTAAGAGAAGGCGCAATCGGTAAAGTTCAAGGAATCAATAACTACATGGCACAAAGCGTTAAAACACATACAGCAGGTGGTTATACCGCTTTAGCTGATGTAACAGCAACAGTTGATGTAAGTGCAGTTAACACAACAGATACAACAACAGGTTACAAGTATACGCCAGTACCTCTAACAAGCGCAGTAGGTGCATCAACAGCACAACTTTTAAAAGGTGACTTAGTTCTTATCGGAACTAACCAATACACAGTAATTGAGGACACAGCAGCAGCAGTTGCAGGTGTTGTAACAGCTAAATTATATCCACAACTAACAGCAGATTTATCAGGCGATGCAGTTAC